TCAGATACAAGAGTTCTAATTGCAGTATTTGTACCAGTTAGATTTGTATTCAGATTGACAATTGCAAGATTTGTATTAGCAAGAGCAGAATTAAATGTAGCTTCTGATACTCCGCCGCCCGCGCCGCCAGTTGATGAGATGGTAATAGTATCTGTAGCAGGATTTGCCGCCAGTGTGATATTTGCACCGGCAATAAATGTTAAAATATCATTCTTGCTATCCGCAAATATATTATTCGCACCAACTGTTATGCGAGAAAATGAATTTGCCGCATATTTTGTATCAGCATTGGCAACTTGCAGTCTATCGAAAATTAAAGTCCGAAGAGCTGTATTGGTACCTTGAATATTGCTGCGAATATTTGTAATAGACTGGTTTGTATTGGCTAGTGCGGCATTAAATGTAGCTTCTGATACACCACCACCACCAGCAACAACTGATGCAATGTAAGCATTGGTATTAGCTAATATTTGTTTTACATAAACATTTGATGCAGCATAAGCTTTAGTGGCATATATTGCAGCAGCATTAGCAACCTGTAATCTATCTGCAATTAATAAGCGAAGCGCAGTATTGGTTGATGTCAGATTGGTCTTAGCATTTAAAATTGATGCATTGGTATTAGCAAGAGCAGCACGCTCGATTGCTTTTGTCTGGAATGTTGCATTTAGATATGCATTAGAAACCAGATTTTCAACCTGACCTGATTTAGTAACAATCTTTAGCTGACCAGTTTCACTTGATTTGAGTGTTGTATTGCCAAGAAATATTGTGCTGCCGCTAAGATATAGATTAGCAAATCTACGACCAGCCGAACCAATATTATAGGTATTATTTGCTGCCGGAATGATTGCCTGTGTCTGAAGCGTAGTAGCTATGTTATTACCAACGGCCGCGCTTTGAACTTGAACAACTGTTGAATTACCAGAAGCTGTAACAGTAGCACCAACAAAATCAATTGTAGTTACACTGCTTCCAACAACTGAACCTTCTTCTTTAATAGTAATAGATCCACCGCCACCTGCGACAGTATTAGCTTGCCATTTACCTAAAGTGGAATTCCATACAAGAGCTTGGCCATTTGTCGGTGAAGAAGTTGAATTATAATCGACATCATCAAGCTTTTTTAATAGAACTTCACCTGAGCCACTGGTACCACCACCGACTAAAGCAAGGCGGCTAGTTTGTGATGAAATTCTCCGTGAAAGTTGTTCAAATCTATCAGTCAACTGTTTTGAAATAGGTGTTACATCACCAACCGGACCAGGTGGACCGGGTTCACCTTGTGGACCAGGAAGACCGCGCTCACCTCTTGGGCCTTGAGGACCTGCGTTACCCTTCTCACCCTTTTCGCCTTTTGGTCCCTGGGCACCAGTTGGACCAGGTATACCAGGAGGACCACGATCACCTTTTGGACCCTGTGGGCCCCCAGAAGGGCCAACGGGACCTGCTGGTCCCTGAGGGATCTGACGAATTTCACCTAGAAGCTTGCTTTCAACCCGATCAACCTCATTCTGAGCTACCTTGAGCGCGGCCGCAAGAATCTTTGCTGCTTCTAATGATAGTGTCACTGGCGTAGTCCTCTTGCGCTATTGATTATGTCATCAACGTCTATATCTGAAAGATCAATTCTTGATATATCTATATTGATTATGTCATCAACGTCTATATCTGAAAGATCAATTCTTGATATATCTATAAGCTCTTTTGCATCTATAGATTCGACAACTTGAGACATACTCTCAATTAAAGCTATTTCTGATTCTGATAAAGGTTTATTCTTATTATCAAATGATTCTGAGAATGGTGCAGGTTTTTTCTTTTTGTCAGCAGGATCATCTGGCATCATCTCAGGCTGTTGCTTATTTGATGCGATAGCTTGATCCATCTGATCAGCACCTTCAATCTCCATATCAGATTCAATTTCTTCGATATCATCATCTGACATGCGAAGAATATTTTTCTGCACCCATTCTTTTGTAAAATAGGTACCAACATGTGGACTAATTGTATTGAGCAATTGAAGTCTAGATGTTAATATTTCTTGATCTTTTAATTCGGAGAAATAATTATCTTGTTGAAAATCATATTTAATATGTGCTCTAAATTCGCGCCATTCTTCACGAGTCATCACACCCTTGAGTGCGAGCTGAATTTCCATAAGATGATCGAATAGCATTGTGAAACGATGACGCAGACGATCAATAAATTTAGAGAATTTTACTTCATCACGAGTTATTTCATTTGAGCGACCAAGAGAAAACTGACCATCTGGCTCAAGACGAGAAAGTGGAACCGACAAAGATTGATAAAGTTTCTTACGGAAATAATCCACATCGGTCATCTCACCTAGATTCTGACCAGCAGGTAACGTCGTGATTTCTGTACCACGCGCACCTTCGCGACGAGGCAGCCAAAAATCTTCAAGCATTGTCATAAATTTGCGATCATCACGAACCTCACCAGTAGAAGCATCATAGACAAGACGATTTTTGTGACGAATCATCATATCACGCAAATACTGTTCAGCTTTGGGCTTAGGTAAATTACCAACATCGATATAAAAAATACGACGTTCTGGTGCACGACTTAGACGATAAATCACAACCGCATCTTCAAGCATACGAACCTGATTAAGAGGCTTGATTGCCTTGTGCAGGTGAGATAGCACCATGCGATTGCGATTATCAAGCATACCAGAATTTACATAACAAATAGAATCTGGAGAAATCTTGACACCCTGTGAATGGGCCGCGCCAGCTAGACCTGATGGATTATAAAGATAATATTCTGAATATGCAGGTACAGTCGGATTTGCAGTCTTGGCTGCATCCGCATTTTGTTTCTTTTGCGGAATACGAACCTTGCGAATACGGCGCGGATCGACATAGCGAAGCTCTTTGATACCATCACGAGGATTGCTGGTATCAATCATGATATGATAATATAGACGACCATCAACATACCAACGACGGAAAATCTCATAGCAGATATTTGAGAAATCAAGAAGTTGTAAAACATTCTGAAATTCTTCTTCAATTTTCTTTTTGATACGTGTTGACTGCTGCAAATCATTCATCTCAATGCGAACAACTTCAGCATCTTGATCTGTGACCAAAGCCTCATTCACAATATCATCGATGGCTGCTTCAACTTCAGCATTCATTGACATCTCACGATATCTTGTGATTAGCTCGGCCTCGCTTTTAGCTGTGCCTTCCAAATCAACAAATGTGCCGTATGCACCACCAGGAGCAATTTCGACAGCACCATCGTCTTTCTGTTCAGGAACGAACGATGGTATCTGTACGGCCTTTTTAGCATCGTCTTCGGCTCTTCCAATACGAAAGCCAAATAGCTCTACTGCCATTTAATACCTCAAAAAAATAGGTCCGCTATATTTAGCGGACCTATTGGTAGTTCCGCTGGCTGCGGTTATAGCTTTAGACGGCCAGCGTACCAGTTGTACCTGGGGTCGCGATATCCCAGTAGTCATAGGCAAATTCAACTGGAAATGTTTCAATTTGCCCATCCTGATCCCATGCAAGATCGATAGCACCGACTTCCAAGGGAAAGATATTTACGAAGCGATATGTGCGTAGCGCCTCACCAGTCTTAGCAAATTGCGTTACCAGCGCTGTTGTGCGATACGAAGCTTGAGTCGCTAGATTAGGTGAACGAAGATTTACGTTGTGTGCATTGATAGCATTGCTCCACACTTCCATCGCATGACGCACTTGAAAATCTTCATCGTTAAGAATATCAGCTCTCCAGTTAGCAAAGACGCGAGTCCCAGCAATCTTGATGCGTCTACCGAAATAAGCTTGCTCGATCACACCAAGTGTGCTGGCAGGAATCTGCGCGGCGCGACAGGTAAATGCAATTCGAGAGCCAACATTTGGTACACCAGATGGTGTATCAATAATGACGCTAAAGAGCGATGGGCGGGCACCACCAAGTGGAAGACCTGCGGATGAAAACTCTGATACATTAAAAGGCATATCTGTATCTCCCTACCGCGCCTTAGAACGAACCGACGATTTCGGTGAATTCGACGCCGGTGCGGACGGCAACGAAATTCAACTGTATGAAATTGATAGCCCGTGCTGGTTTCACATAGATGTCACCAACAAATTCATTGCGGTCAATGACCTCAGGGGTATTATTGGTTTCATCGCAGACCACGCGGAAATCGTAGATGCCGCGGCGCCCTTGCACATCACGCAGGAACGGCTCGACCAGATTACGGAATTGGGCGCGTGTAAATTCATCATTGAACTCAAACAATGTAAATTTCGCGGCCGTGCTAATTGCCTTTTCAAGAACTATGAATAAGCGGCGAACATTGATGCGATCAAAAGCTGATGGCTTTGATAACATGGTCTTGTCGCCAAATAACACAGTACCCTGACCTGGAAATGTTGATATAGGGTTGATGCTATTTTTGTAAAGCTGATCACGTTGACCCTTGGTTGGATTAAATGATAGCTTGATAACATTCTTAACCTGACCGCGATTGAAACCTGCCGGGCTAAACCATGGATCACGTTCGCTATCTGTACGAACCATCAAACCAGCAGTATCACCATTTAGCGGTACATAACGATACAAATCATTATATTTGTCATAAATGTATTTGTAACCGCTATCCAGCACCGCATAAGATGATGATGGAAGCAGATCGCGGAAAGTAATCGAATCATCGACTTCTTTACCGATATAGCTTGAATTATTCACAACATCTGAACGACGTGGTGAGATAACCGCAATACAATCTTTGCGTGCTTCGGCCACATTATTGATAACATGAATAGCTTTGGTCTGATTACCATCACCTGTCAAAATCAATGATACATCGACTTCTTCAGGATTGGCAAATTTATTATAACCAACAATGTAATCGGCCTGCCGCGGTGTAGCACCGTCGCGACCGTAAACCATTGAGCTATTGATTGGCAGAGACTGAGCACCAACACCAAAATTCGAACCAGTTGATGACGCTTTACCAGCATTTGTAATACCTGATGGATGAGCTGTCCACCAAAGATATTCTGAGCGTTCATTGATTACATTTTTGTAATAGTTGGTAGCACCATCAATAGTAAGGGTATCAGATGCCTTTGATACAGCAGCAAATCTTTCAATGACAGTATTGGCTCTACCTGACCAACGACCATCTTCATCAGCAACTACAATGTGCATCTCATCATTTGATCCACCTTGACGTGATGTAAATTCTGTAGTACCTGGAGCACCATCAAAGAAATTGAAAAATTCCCAACGACGCGCAACAGATGATTGTGATGCTACAGTATTACCAACATATTTGGTACGAAGAGTCAAGCTTGTGTTATTTGTCACAGCTGCAACTTGAACTTCGCTTCTATCAGGCCCAGCCAGCAAAATATCACCAATTCGAATCTGCGAATTGAAAGCAGATCCAGAACCCGTGACAGTTGTGCTGTTATTAGTAAATGCAATGGTACCCGTTAAGGTGCTGGACCAAGCATTTGCTGATGGACATATGGAGAAGCGTAAAGAATTACCAAGCTCACCAGGATATTTCGCAACAAAATTACCAACACCTGAAATTCCGCTTGAAAAATTTAGCTCATAATCATCATCACTTTTGATGACAGTATTTGTCGTATTAGCTGCATTTGAAATCGCATTACGTGCATTGCTTGTAGAACCAGCCTCATTAATGACGCGCACAACAAATAACTTATTACCATAGCCAAGAAAGCTGGCGGACGTAAAAAAGTCGGCAGCGGTATTTGAATCCGGTCTACCAAACTGATTAACGAGCGTATCCTCATTATCAATGAGTATTCGCTTTTGGACAGGACCCCAACGGAAGGCGCCAGCAATACCGCCTTCCGTAGTGCTAACGGCAGGAACGATAGTAGAGAGGTCAATCTCACTCACGTTAACGCCGGGGGAAATCTGAAATGCCATGATCATTTCCTCCTAGATGTCTGATGTAGTTCCATCCACGATATTTATAAAAATGCCATCAGACTCGGATCCAGCGATCAATCCAAGCATCATCACCAACGTTACCTGAACCATCAAGCGCAGTCGGATCATCATTCATACCATCATCATAGAAACCGGCAGGTAGAAGGTCTTCATCCATCTCCCGCAGTTTCTCATCAGCAATTCTTTGCCGTATATCTATATCGGTAAGTTCTTTAAAAAATGATTGTTTTGATAACCAACCAAATAATACTAGAGTCATTACAAGATCATCATTATAACCTTCCTCAGCCTCAAATGAATTACCCTTTGATACGAAATTCGATAATTCTTCAATAATATCAAAATCTTCGATAAGAAGCTTATCACCCTCAACAAGTTCTTTTAGATTAGCACAACCAACGGCCTTGACAAATCTTGATGTTGTTACACCAAGCTGTGACCTACCTGAAAACCCTGCGCTGAGTTGTTGCCCGGCTCGACCCATTTGGGTAGTCGATAACACATTATCACACTCAAGATCACGATGTAAAACTTCAGCAATAGTTTTACCGACATCATTTGTCTCCACAAGAATATATGCATTATTATAAGCTTTAGCATATCTGGCTATGATTTCCGGATAGAATGACGGAACAACATTATTATTTCGATATTTTGCTACAAGTCGATAAGGTGCTTGTGATACATCTATCACAGTAAATGCAGAATAGTCAAGACCCACACCATGACCGGTATCAACCATGATGGCATAGGTATGCTTATGCTCGGGATTCTGATATATGTCGACACCCCAACCATCTCTGGTTACATTACGGAATGCCATGGAACGCAGCTTTGAACCTGAGATAAGGGTCAGAGTACTTCCAAGAAACTCAGTTTCAAATTCTTGTCTAAACTGATCTTCGCTTGTATTGCGAATAGTTTGCTCGCGCCACTTATCATCACGGCCTGGTGTATCACGCCAATGCACTTCGATTGGTGCATATTCGCTTCGTTTCTCAGTCGCATCGACCCACATCTTGTAATAGTGATTAAGGCCGTTAGGTGTTGATACAACGATAATTTTAGAAGTTTTACCAGAGCTAATTGTAGGATAGACTGATGCAAAAAATTCTTCAGCAATATTTCTAGGTACGAATGCAAATTCGTCAAGAAAAATTAAGTTGAATGATCCACCGCGAATGGCACTTGCAGACGTAGCAGATGATAAAACTTTTGATCCATTCTCAATTTCAATATTACCCTTATTCCAAATTACGACACCTTGCTGCATCCACCAAGGTAGATGTTCATATGCAAGCTGAATCTTACTCAACATGTCTCGTGCCAAACTACCTTTGTTAGCTAGAATGGCAATACTCTGATTGTCTTGAAATAGAATAGTCCACAAAATAAATCCTGTGACGACCGTTGATTTACCCGACTGTCGAGGCATCTTACATATTGAGAATCGATTTTCTTTAAAGGTCTTCACCATCTTAGTTTGATATTTGTACATATTAAAATTGACAAGACCTTTGTCAACATTCACAATTTTCATATATTTTGTTATGAAATATTCAGGATCTTTAGCACACTTGTGATATTCTATAATCTGGTCTTCGGTATAATTTACCTTGACTCCAGCCTTCTTTAAATTCGGATTACCTAAGTAATGCTCAGACATCAGTGGCCTCACCGTTAATCACATCATCTTTGCGGCCGTTTATGATAGCTTGAAGCTCAGCTGTGCTACCAATGAATACTGCATTATTTACTATTGTGCTAGGCGCAGGTGCTTCACCTCTAATATCTTTGACGCGCTTTTGAAGGTCTATTAGATCCTTGCTTACATCAGATATGGTCTTAATAAGCTGTCCAACAACTTCATAGGCCCTAGGTGAATCTGTACTTTGAGCTAGAAGCAATAAACCCTCAAGCGCATCTTTACCTTTTCCGATTACATCTTTAAGATTTTTGCGAGCCTCATCATAATCAACCTCAAGAGGATCACCTTTGGTTTCTTCGACTATGGCTGGTAAATTTTCTTTTTTCTGTACTTCTGGTAAATTTAATGCATCTCGCAGACCATCATGTAGATCACTCATTTATGTATCCTGTCCTGTTATTGGGTCATATTTCACACCACCCGGATAAAAGAAAGTATTAGGTGCATATTTCCAAGCTGAATTGGCTTGAATCAAATTAGGATTAATTGATGCTGCACTATTTGCAGTACCAACACCATT